AAACCGGCCTTATCTCCACGCTTCAAATCAATAGTTGCGTCAATCGTCGCAATGTTCTTTGCGATCTTGGTCACAGCTTTGAGCGCTTCGGACACCGAAGCGTAAGAAACAGACATATCTGTGATCTGTGTTGCCGAGTTAGTAAATGCGTTTGACATGGTATTGGACCTTTCGAGTCGGTAGAGCTAGGCGGTGCTGCCTCGCTAGGTGTTCGGTAATAAACCTACTGCATCACGGGGCGAAACATGACTTTTGCAAAAATATCGGGCCATATCGGCAGACAAAAACATGCTCTGACCAGCGGTTATGTCCGAATGTTACAGGATCATGACGTTCCCAGAAAGGCTGACAGCTTTACATAACGAGACAAATCCCAACATGTGAGACAGTCTGCCCAACATGTGAGACAGCCTGACAGACAGCCTGACAGCAGAGACAAGGACAGACAAGGACAGACAAGGACAGAAAGAGGACCGACCGAGACGAGGAGAGACAGCGGGGAGCTTGTGAGGACAATACTTGCGAGGACAATGATTGCGACGACAAGCACAACCCTTGCGGACACAACGAACACACCCAGCCCACCAGCAGCGACAGGCAGGGGGTATACCGGTGCCCCACCCCCCATCAGTTATTATGGTTGTTTATGGTTTGGTACTTATGCCCGTTTATGGCTGTCTACCAGGGGGAAGGGGGGTACCCTTTTTGCTGGTCGGGATGTTAGGCAAAAGTTAATAACTTATTTTTTGTTAAGGGTTTTGGGGGGACAAGTCTCTGACCTGGGGGGACGTGTTTTGGGTCTGGAACGTAATCTGTTAGTTAGTGTACACTTGTTACAAGTAAGCGCTTACCGCTTCCAGCGGTAGTAGCGCTTGCTAGTTACCAGTAACCAGCAAGATTCACTCTTCCAGAGTGTGAATCTTACTAGCTAGCCTATAAACTAACAAGCCCTCTTCCCAGTAGGGAGAGGGCTTACTTGTATCCAAGTTTACCGATCCTCCCTCGCTCTGCTCGGGTGTCCGTAAACCAACGTTGCGTGCGGCAGAGTACGCAACACCAGTAGGGATTTATGACAAGAGAAGGCGAATACAGGACAGCGGCTCTCGATGAGGCTGCTGTTACAGGTGGCGTACCGGGTAGGCCGTCTAAGCGGTCTTTGAAGGATGCTCAACGTACTTTGAATGATAACCAGCTTCGTCTGGCTGTCTGGCTGTCGATGCCGGATCGCCATAGGCGTCCTGCAACACAGAAAGAGTTTTGTGAGCAGGCAGGCATTTCGCTTATGTCTTTCCATCGTTGGCGTAAAGATCCGAACGTCGTTATGGCTACGAGATGGCTGACGTTGAATGCTGCCGGAGATCCCGGAAGGGTCTCGGCAGTCCTCGACTTCCTGCATGAAACAACCTTGGATGAAACGATTTCCACCAAGATCAGGTTGACTGCTGCACGGGACTGGTTGAAAGCTATCGGTGTGCATGAGGCATGGTCGTATGACAACAAGTTGTTGAAGATCCAGGATGTGGATGAGATCAACTTGGAAGACCTGTCGGATGAAGAGATTTGGGAATTGTATAACGAGCGGGCCAAAATGATTGGTCTTGGAGGAGAGGAAATAGATGGCGATTCGGAGCGTTCAGGGGCAGGCGACGATGAGGAAAACGTCGAAGGCTGGGAGGTTGAACCCAGAGCTATTGGAACGGGAGATGAAGTGGCGGAAGTGGTTTCCGAAGGATATGACGATCCGCCCGGACGGGATGTCGGAGGCGGAGATAGCGCAGGCGGTTGAGGCTTTCCGTAGCTTCGCTGAAGATGTTCTGATCTTGAAGGTTCCGGGTAAACGTATTGCGTTTAGGCTGCGTGCCGCCCAGATGGAGACTGTTGCCGACATTATCGGGAACCGTAACGTCATCATTTTGAAGGCCCGCCAGATCGGTTTTTCTGCTCTGATTGCCGCTTTATGTCTGTGGTTTGCTATGGGTGGTGCTGACCGGCAAATCTATATGCTGTCGAAGGGGCAGCGGGAGGCCCGTGCCCTTCTTCACAAGTCACGGTACGCCTACCGTATGCTACCTGCGTGGGTGCGAGATAAGGGTCCGGCTCTGACTGACCGTACGTTGGAGCGCATGTCGTTTGAAAACGAGTCGTTTATCGTTTCGTCCCAGTCGGCTTCTGACCCGATTCGTGGTGAGACTGCCTGGCTGGCGGTGGTTGACGAATGGGCTTCCATCAACGATCAGGAGGGTGCGTGGGCGGCTATTGAGCCGACCGCCGACCTCGGGGGCCGTATCGTCGGTCTGTCTACTGCCAAGGGTGAGGGAGACTTTTTTCATGAACGCTGGGTGGCTGCCACGTCGGGCAATTCGAACTTTCATCCTATTTTCCATTCTTGGCGGGCTGTTCCTGAGAGGGACGAAGCCTGGTATGCGGATAAGTGCGCTAATAACCCGAAGTGGTTTGTGGCGCAGGAATACCCGTCCTCACCAGAAGATGCTTTTATTGGCTCCGGTAACCCATTCTTCGATTTGGAGAAAGTGCGGCTGTGGGAGTTTCGGGAGCCAACAGGATTTTTCAACGTAGAGTTTGTTGACAAAGTGGGCAACATCATCGAGTCGCCCAGAGGTGAGCTGGCTGTGTGGTTGCCGAGAGATCGGGACGGTAACTGGAAGTTTAACCCCAAATCTTCGTATGTCATTGGGGCTGACGTAGCGATGGGATTGGATCGTGGTGACTGGTCTGTGGCGTACGCTATAGAGGCGGTGTCTGGTGAGATTGTTGGCATGTGGCGGGGCCGTGTAGCCCCCGATGTGTTCGGTAACCAAATCTTGCCCGGTATGGGATCGTTTTTCAGAAACGCCCTGGTCAACGTGGAGATCAACAATCATGGTTTAACAACTCTGACAGCTTTGCGGGACTGCGGATACGAGAATCTGTACCGTCGTCACTCGAAGACGACGAGGCGGGAAACGACTTTAGAGACTTTGGGTTGGTTGACGACTTCCGCCAACAAGCAGCCTATGGCTGACGGGATTGCAGCATGGATTCGGGACGGAAACCAAGCATATGATCGCACTACTGTCCACGAGATCAAAACGTTTGTTCGGGAGCAGCGTGGGGAACGTGTAAAGCTACACGGCTCCCCGCACGATGACTGTGTGATGGCGTTGGGTATCACTATCGAATGCAGAAGGTATGCCCACGAGCATGAAATGATCTTGCCTACGCCCGATAGGCGTGGCACGATTGACTGGCTGGACGAGCAGTTGCAAGCCGGGCGCAGCAAGGGCCGTAAGAGTTTATCACCGGTTTCTTGACCGGTACGGAACGTAATCTGTTTATATAGGAGATGAACGATATGCTGACATGTACAGACTGTGGAAACGAAGCTCCAATTTCAAAGTTTAATGACGAAAGTTTCAGTCCGACAGTCTGCTTCAAATGTCGTGTGTCCGGCGTCAGTATTGGCTTCGGCGGCTACAAAGAATCTTTCCACGGGGATGGCCTCGTCGGTGGGACTGTAGCTTCCGACATTAGGCATACGGTTGCAGAAGGGCGGGCGCAGGGTCATGATCCTGTTCCGCTGAAAGCACCCAATCCGGGTGTTTCTCAGAAGACTTTGGATGTCTTGAAAACCAAATCAGGTTATGGTGGCGGGGGCAAAAAGTGAGTAACACTTACACAACGAGCAACTATGATGCTGCTATGAATCAGGCTGGCTCCGCCCCAGGTGGAAGCCAGAAAGATAAAGGTTCCGTTGGTAGCAAACTCACTCTGATTGAGGCGGCAAAGAACTTTAAGAGTTCTGGCCGATGGGATGAACGTTTTTCCGAGTTTATTGCCATCTACTCCAACAAGTATCCTTACACAGAAATCGGGCAGTACGACGATATTGTTGTACCAAACATGGTCTTTTCGACTGTGAACGTTATCGTTCCGTCGATTGCTGTGAATGCCCCAAAGATCAACATCAGCCCGGTCCACCCGGACTATATTGATGCAGCCCAGACTGCTGAAGCCTTGGTCAACCATCAGTGGCATACTATTCGGGCGCAAGACGAAGTCCGGGACGCTATCAAAGATTTTGTGATCGTCGGGCACGGCTGGGTCAAGACTACCTGGGATTCTCAGGAAGAAGAAGTCGATCTTACGGCTGAAGAGTTTGAACAGTTGGCTGGTCAGGCTTTGCAGACAAAGATGCAGGCTGAGGCTGCTGGTGTTAGTGGCGAGTTCCCATCAAACGAAGAGCTATTAAAGGAACTTCCGTCTACGAAGACGGAGTTGACGGTCGATCAGCCGCTGGTTATGCGGATTTCACCGTTTGACATGTTTTTCGACCCGGATGCC